CCACTACTCACCCCCTGCAAAATACCAATTACCATTGGCGGTCATCTTGGCCCAAACAGCATGATCTTTATTGGACCCTTTGCAAACATAGCCATAATAGGGTTTATTGGTTTTGCTCACACCTTGTTTCAAAATCATGCCATGCTCGCATTCAGGCGGTGGATTCGGTGTTGAACTACCTATCGCATCAACAACTTCTCCAACACTCCATGCAACTGGTTCAGGATTTACTGCCTTCTTTACATCTTCATCAAAAGATGATCTTAAGGCTTGCTCAACCATTGCTGATCTTGAGTTGGGTGGACTGTAAACCCTTTTAGTTTCAGTTACCTTATTAACCTTTGCCATTTCTTCGCGAGATGCAAGATGCTTTTTCGTGCCAATGTTTGCAAACTTTGCAGCAATTCCAACTGCACTCGTTTCACAATTTTCAAGGGCAAAATCACGATTAACACCGCGATCGCTAATGACCTCTTGAGCATGACCCGTAGAGAACGGCTTTTCGTCGGTTGCGTTTTTATATAATTTAGCAACAACAATGAATCGAGTGTTTGAGGCCTCGATAACCTCTGTTCGTATCGCTCCATTTTCATACTTTCCCCAGAACTCGGCAATCCGTTCCTGGACCGTAGTGTAATCATCTAAATTGAAAGCCATCTTATACCTGCCAATCTAACTTTGAATCCTGCATTGCTTCATGACAGGTTTTTGAAATTGCAATATACGCAAGTGCGTCTTTGTAGTGATCATCAACCTCTGGACTTTCAACTGATCTGCTGATTTTGACCAAACACATTGCCATTGCAACTTGATTTGGTGTAATTGGATAACCAAGATATGCGCTCCAGAGTTCAGCGATACGCGAGTGCTGAGGCATTGGATGACCATACTGTGATCCTCTCGAATGAATGAGTGCAACGGCTTCATCAAATAACTTTTCAGTTCTTGTCATAATCAAACACTTCATTCTTCTTATCTAATTGGACCAATCGACGGTGCATGTCATAACCATCTTTGCGGCCAACCCAATATCCTGATTGATATCCTTGTTCACGAATGTATTCGTAAATTACCCAACCAATCATTACGCCAAAAAAACTTCCTAACAATATATAAAACAATTGCTCTTTCATCTTGTAGCCCACTCCCTTAATCTGCTAGGCAAGACGGCAGGCTCTCTGCCATCGATAACTGTATATCTTGCACCTGACGGATGCATTGATGGAGCAGTTGCAACATAACCCTTCCATTTAATATCAATGCCATCAGTCAACTTACCCCTAAAAACATCAGTTGGATCAGCCTTGTAATATAAGTGCAAACCATCACCAGTCTGCACCGTATAAGTTGGCTCAAAAATTGATAAAAATTCGCCACCGTTGCGATAGTCAATATCAAAAACAACCAATCCTGATTGGTAACACCCAATGCCTAGATTTACATTGGCATCAAAGTCAAACCAAAAATTAATTAGTTGTTTGTCGGTGGTTGCTGATAAGTAGGCACGGCGACATAAGTCAAAGTGCGGTTCTTTACTGTTTGGTAACAATGGCATAACTGACCAGCCACGATCGGCCAGGTCAATTGCTGCCTGCCTTGTATCTGTTGTTTGTAACATTTTGCTCCCTATCTGCAAGTCCGTCGCTTGCTGATGGGTTAACTATTGCAGTTGTCAATCACCTGCACAAAAAAACTATCGGCGTGTTTTATAACGATTAGATAACGAATAAATCCTCAAAATCGTCGATATGATCATCAATCGTGCGGGGCTGATAATCGGTTTCAAGACCCATAGGTCCGTCTGTTATATCTGAAAGAACCGTTATGCTCAACTGGTATCAACTCAACTTGATGGCCACCTTTACCAAAACTAAGAACTACAAAGCCCATATTCCAGTCGCCTGAGTTATATTTTAGGTAATTAGCGGCCCTCATGTTCATTAAGTGCCCCGCCTCGATACCCCAAATCGTTGAATAACGGCCGTTTAAGCCAGTTTGGTGTCGGACTGCACCCTGCCTATGGCTATGCCCGCAAACGGTGTTTAAATTCCATTTCTTGGCTAAATTAAGGCCAGTTATCCCCGCATGCTTGGACATGTTCCCTTCGTCGCCATGAGCCAAAAACCAGTTCTTTTCAAATTGGTAGCCCTTACGGTGGAAGCGAATGCCCAACGAATTAAAATCCATAAACCGTTCGTAGGTCAATTCTGGTAATCCAATAAGGCTTGGCGCACCTTTGAGTAATGTTGTATAAAGTCGATCAGTATGGTTGGACCTGACAATATCGGTGGTTCCTAAATCAAACAAAATATCTTGCGCCATTGCGCGTTCCTCGTGCAGAGTTTCGGCAAACTCGGTTTTGGTTCCCTTTACCCAACGCGACTGACTAGTAAAATCTAGTTCATCACCTGTATTTAAAACAAAATCAAACTTTTCATGCTTGGCCATTTTTATTAGGTTGGACACGGCCTTGGGATGGTGTAGTGGAATTTGTAAATCTGGAACCACTAGATAACGACGGTTTGCTTTAATCTTCTTCCTCGTCTGGAGTTGGTATACTAGGGATGATCCCGCCATCTCCTACAATCCAGTCTGGCATTGCATCAGGGCTATCCATCAAATAAAGTGCAACTGATTCTGAAAATCCAGCCTTTCGTGCAGCCTTAAACATTTCGTGTTTTGCTATATACCATTGGTCAAGTTTAGTCAATGGCTCTGGAGTGCGGCGAACGCGCCGACGATTGACCTTAGTCCGTTTTTTTGTTTTCCGTGTGTTCGCCATGTTTTAATTATGACTTACTAATAATTGTAAACAATTCATCAACACGCCGTTCTAGGCGATTTAACTGATCCTTCATTGAAGAACCACCGTTTGGTCTTAGTTCGTTAAGCCAGCCTTTAACCAGGAATCTCAAACCAATAAATACGGCGGTTAGCACGGCGCAAGCGCCAGAGCCAAACGCGGCCCATTCTGTTGCTGTCATGATTCATTTGATCCAATGCCATATTCTACCTCTGACTTATCTAATGCCTTTGCTGCTGGTCCTGCTAATGCGGCAACTATAACTGAAACTGTTGGATCAAATCCAAGTTCATTACTTGCTAAGAATGTCAAAAATGAAACTAACACTCCACGAAAATAAGATTTAAGAATTGCTTTTTGCTTGTTATTTATCTTCATTAGTTGCCTTTCAGTAGAGGTATATCAAACTCGGCTGAGTTATGATCTTGATCCGATTTAAAACTTAAATGTAAATGATGGTTATGCGGTGAATAACCCTTATATTTTCTCCAACGCCATCTTAAAACTGGACTTGCAATTTTGCCTTCAAAAATCACATAAGCGATTCGGCCGTGGCTTTTCCCGTATAATCGAATTTGATCTGCCAAATATGCTGGAATCCTTTTGTCGTCAGATAACCGAGCAGTAATGTCGATTGCCCTAACGCATCCTGTTTTTGGGTCCGGGTTGTGGTCTGACTTGGATGCTCGTGATAAGTGTGCCAGAGAAGCCACCCATCCATCGCTTTTAGTAGACCTGTCGGGGTAGCACTCATCAACTTGTTTTCTAAATTGAACGGCTGCTTTAGATAACCAAGGCTTCATTAGCCAAGTAACAATTTTGCTTCATCAGCAGTTAAACCTAAGCGATCAAGAATTGCCGCTTTAGCAGTTTCTTTTGCTTGGGCTTCGGCTTGCTTTGCTGCCTCTGTTGCTTGGTCAGCCTCATATTGTGCATACTCATCTTTTGTAAATTCACGCTCAATAGTTTCGCCTGTTTCACAGTTCACAATAAGTTTATTTAATTTAACTTTACTCATTATTTTACCCCATACAATCTGTAAGTTCCGCCGCCAAAGTTTCCACTAGCACAAGATAGATTTATTTCGGTTATTGCACCTGCTGATTCAAAAAAGCCATGACCTGCATAAAATCTTTGTGAAGTTGAAAAATAAGTGTGAGCAACGGAAAAGATTTTTTTAGTTGTAGTGTTTGCATAATCTGGGAAAGTAGCCACTAAAAAATCATTTTGTGCAGTTCCTGGCGCAGCATTATTTTCATCATTACAAACAAACTGTGTTTGTCCTGGTCCACCATTTTGAACTGATCCGCTTGCTAAGGTATAAATTGATTTACCATAAACAGCAGAAGAATTTGCATTTAATCTAATTCTAAAATTGGTAAATGCAGTCGAAGCATAAACATCTCTTAAAACTAATTGTAAATCGTTGTAACCTGAAATTGATGTTAAATCTACTGCTGAACCACTTAATGTGCCGCTAGTAATTAAAGTCATTCCACCGCTTGAAGGCGTAGCCCATTTTAAGCCTGTGGCCGTTGAACTATCAGCAGTTAAAACTGTGTCGTTTGCACCAACGGCTAATCTTGCAATAGTGTTATCAGCAGTTCCAGCAATCAAATCACCTTTTGCATCAACAGTTGATTTATTTATTGCTGCATCTGAGTTTGTTTTCATTTGGGTATCAACTGCCTGCCCAAATATCTCAAAATCGGCAGGTAAATCTTTTACAAGATCAATATTCGTAGGCATAGCAAACGAATAATTCGTGGTTGGATTGGCCATTGTTCTCCTATACTCAGGCTACGATTGTAGCGTATTCCCAGGTCAATGTTGGGCTTAAAGTGTTCCATGCCTCGGTTACTGGCACGGTATTCCATCTCATTGCCACTTGGCTATAAGCGGTTGGAGATAGATTTAAAGTAATATAAAGTTGATTAAAACTAACTGACCAAGACCAGCCCTCAACATAACCCTCAAACTCACCGCTTGAAATTTGATCTGGCAAGTTAACTAAGTGAACTGGCATTCCCATAAAGACACCAAGCAAGGCATTACGATCGGCATCATCAATTTCAGAATTTGTCAATGGGAAGGTTATGGTGTCAAAGGTGGGCTGAGGGTAAGCGCGTTGGGCAATATAACGATCGGCCACGGCTTGAGCATCCACGGCTGAATGAATTACTGAGTTGATGGTTTCGGCCTTATATCCATAAGTTGCAATTGAAGTTGGCTCGGTAGCAGTTTTTTGAGAATTAAAGTTATTGCCGTAGTTTATGTAAATATCATTGCGAATATCGCCAGCCCGAGTTGTAGTCTTTAAACCTCGACCAATTGCATGACCAGCGTCTAATTGAATGTAACCATTAGTCAAAAGATAGTTTTGGCGGTGATCTGCATCAGCATAAAAGATTCGCCCTTGATTATCTTCACCAATTACCCCAAACGCTGAATTGGCAATTAAGGCTGCTATGTTGTAAATAGTATCTGGATTTGATCCACGGTTCTCCATTGTGTAAAGTCCTGGAGTATCGATCTCACCTAGTCCAGCATTACCAGCATTTGCCCAAGTTGTAGTTGGATCATAACCAGCCCATGTTTCACCCGCTGGCAC